GCCGATAGTGGCGACATTTTACTTGTTGACGAAGTAGAAAAACCTGCCGCAGATATCACTGAAGATTTAACGGAAACGGTTGACCCCCCTATCGAGGTTGTTCCTGAAACTGAACCTCAAGCCAACACTGAAGAACAAACAGGTACTACAGAACAAGCAGGTACTACAGAACAACCGAATCCAGAGTTACGCAAGTATCAATCTGCTACCGATAAACGAATAGCAGAGATGGAAACGCAACTTCAAAGTGAAAGAGCGGCGCGCACAAGAGCCGAACAGATTCAGAACACTAATACGTTAGATGCTGAAGTAAACGCATATGGCAATCAGCTAGCCCAAAGATTTATAGATCAAGGGCTGGATGATGCGACCGCAACGCAAATGGCTCAACAGCAAACTGCTCTTGCTAAAGAAGCGTATCTTGCTAAACAACAAGCGAATCAGGTGATGGGTCAATCTCAGCAAATGCAGGCTGAGTTAAATACTCGTACTCAACTTGCTAAAGCATATGAACTTTCAACTCAATATGGAGTTGCATATGCAGAGATACAAGACTTGCCTGATCCTGTAACTATGGAAAAACATGCAAAAGCTTTGTCACGAATTAACAAGCTAGAACAAAGAGTTCAGCAAGTTACTCCGGGGCAGAGTTTGAACAGCGCAAATCCAGCGGCAGATGTAGCACCGACTGATTCTGGAAACGTCTTAGATAGATACAACGCAGGTGATCCTGCGATAACTACAGAGATGGCAAAGATAGCTTCTAAGAAGTTAGGCTTTTCTATCTTTGATTGAGGTAAATAAACATGGCAGTACAGACGAGTACATCTGGAAATCTCCAGAACATGTCTCGTATCATGCTTGCACAGGCACGATACACAGAGGAGCATAACGCTCCGATGGTTGGACTCATTGAGAAGTTCAATCTTGGTAAGGGTGAGTACAAACTAGAAATCCCTAAAGTTGCTCAGATGGATGCGGAAGACCTTGCTGAAGGTCAGGACATGATCGACAGTGAGGACATTGATGTCTCAACTGTTACAGCAACTACAGCGGAAGTTGGTCTTAAGGTAATTATTACCGACACTCTTCTTCGACAGAACAACGAAGATGTGTACAAGATCATTGGTCGCCAGATGGGTGACGCTATGGCTAGGAAGAAGGACAACGACATCATTGCCCTGTTCCCTTCCTTGAATGGCGGTACTGTTCTTGGTGATGATGGTGCAAACCTTACTCTTGCTTTTGCATCTGCACTTGTTGCTACCGCAAAAGCAGATCAGTTTGGTAGCGATATTTTTGTCGTTCACCACCCTAATGCAATCTGGAAACTGGCATCTGACGTAGGAAACACTATCACTACCTACCCACTCCCTGATGCTTTCAACAAGCCAGCGGTCAAGGATTACTGGACAGGCATTAAGATTTCTGGTGTCCCATTCTTTGAGGATGGAAACATCGCCAAGATTGGTACCACGGATTCCGGTTACGGAGTAATTGCTGACAAAACTGCAATGGGTCACTTGTCCGCAAGTGGTCGTTCAGAAGAGCGTGAGCGAGATGCTTCGCTTCGTGCCTACGAGGTTGTTGTTACTGAAGACTATGCAGTCTTTGAAGTTGATGACACCCGTGGTTCTTCAACTCGACAAGAAATTCTCAACCCGTCAACTAGTTAGCAAATAATTCAAGGGGGCTTTGAATAATGGTTTCTAGGCAAAGTAGAATTGAAATGTCCGTAGGTGGAGTAAAGAAAATCTCACTATGGAAGCAAGCAATTATTGAAGGAAAGGAAGTTTGGGAAGAATGTCCAAACTTACCAAAACCTTTTCTTCAAACGTACTTATCTAGAGGCTTTGTTGAAAGCCCCCCTGAATCTAAACCTGAAACTAAACCTGAAACTAAAGTAGAGGAGAAGGTCGAAACCTTTTCGGAAGCTATAGCATCAGGTAAGCTAGACAATGTTGCTCCTGTTTCGACTGAGACAAGAGTAAATAAAAAACTAGGGCGACCTAGAAAAAAGGTGTAACGATAGACCGAGCCTTTAATATCGGACTATCGCAGGGCTTAGAACCTGCTCAAAACTTAACCCAAGGAGGGTTATTAGAATGGCATTTCCACTCACAATACATTTAGGTTATGGACAGGAAAAAGTAGAGACTTCTGACCAGAAGCAGAAGCTTGGCACAAAGGCAGTATTGCCAGATGGCAGGACTTTCTACTACGCACAGAATAGTTCTGCTGCTATTACTACCGCAGGAAAGATTGTAGATGGTTCGGCACTTGTGGGCGACCATGACAT